GTTCAAGACGGCTTCCGTCAACTTCACCGCTTCGCTGCTGACGGGTGCCACAGACGGCATGCTTTGGAACTCGGACAGTTCCGCGTCTTATTTCCGGTATCAGGTCAACAGCACGACCCGACTGGAACTGAACAACACGGGCATCGGCTTCTTTGCGGCTACGCCCGTGGCGCAGCCAAACACCACAGGAACAACGACAGGGTTCACCGCCGGAACAGGCACGGCGGTCAACGACGCAAGCACGTTTACGGGCGGCGTTGGAACAAGGGCGTATCGCATCAGCGACATCGTCAAAGCCCTCAAAGACCTTGGCCTGGTCGCATCGTCGTAGGAGGAACCATGAAAAACAAAGTCCGCATCACCGAAGACGGCCCCTTCTTTAACCGCATCGCCACCGTCATCGACCTGAACCCCGTTCCCGGCTCGTCACAAGTCTGGCTCGATGTTGACGGCGTCAAAGTGGTCGCGGCGTTCCATGAGGTTGAACCCGTGACATGACCCAGTTCGTTACCAACGACGTGATTGCCACTGATGCGGTCAACGCAACGTTGATCGCAGCAAACGCCGTTGGGGCGGCGGAACTGGCGGCGGATGCCGTCACGACGGTCAAGATCCTCAACGCCAACGTCACGCCGGCGAAGCTGTCCCAGCCCCTCACGCTGGCGACGGTGCAGACCACGGCCAGCGGCACGGAGAAAGACTTCACTATTCCCTCGTGGGCGCGGCGCATCCGCGTCATGTTCAACGGCGTCAGCCTTAGCGGCACAGCGCTGATCCGGGTCAGGCTTGGAACGTCGGGCGGTGCCGCCACGAGCGGCTACCTTGGCGCGGGTAGCGTCATGGCGTCGGCGGCAGTTTCGACAGCCAGCCAGACCGCCGGTTTCGACATCTACAACAGCGTCCCGGCAGCGGCTGAATTGTATAGCGGCGCGATGGACATCAGCTTGTTGGACGCCGCCGCCAACATCTGGGTCGTTCACGGTGTTTTCACGCAGACGGCTGTCGCGCGAACCTTCACGACAGCAGGACAGGTCACGCTTGCAGGCGCGCTGACATTCGTCCGTGTCACCACCAGCAACGGCACCGACACATTCGATCTGGGTAGCGTCAACGTCATCTACGATTAAAGGAGCGAGCCGTGCCTGACCACGAAATGAACCCCGTACAGTTTGGCGCTCTCATGAAGCAAGTCGAAACGATGGAGAAACAGGTCACGGATCTCCAGAAGGACGTGAAGGCGCTGCTTGAGATGGCGAACAAATCGCGCGGGGGGCTGTGGGCCGGGATGATGTTCGCATCACTCTTTGGCGGCACGGTTTCGTGGGTCGCCACACACATCCGGTTAGGCTGATGAAAGAGAATTTTTGGAAGGCGTTCGCCGCCGTGCTGAAGCATGAGGGGGGTTACGTCAACCACCCGCTCGATCCGGGCGGCATGACCAACCTGGGCGTTACGCGCGCGGCGTGGCAGTCCTGGACCGGGCGCAAGGTGACGGAGCAGGAAATGCGCGACCTGACCCCGGAAGACGTTTCGCTGTTCTACCGCAAGCGGTACTGGGACGCCATCCGTGGGGACGAGTTGCCGACCGGCGTCGATTATGTGGTGTTCGATGCCGCCGTGAACTCAGGCCCGCCACGCGCCACGCGGTGGGCGCAGGCCGTGGCCGGCGTCGAGCAGGACGGCAGCTTCGGCCCGAAGACGATCGCCGCCATCCGGTCGATGGACCGGCAGAAGTTCATCGAAGATTTCTGCGCTAGGCGGCTGGGCTTCTTGCAGCGTTTGACGATCTGGAGAGTGTTTGGGAAGGGCTGGCGTAACCGCGTCGAGGAGGTGCGGGTTTCGGCTCTTGGGTTGGCTCACAAAGGGGTGTCATGAGAAAATGGACGGACGATGAATTTATACAGGCATGGAATGAACTGAAGAGGCCGGCGCTCGTAGCCAAACGGCTAGGTCTTGATGTCCGTGGCGTCCACCTGAGACGGCGACGGATGGAGAATAAATACAAGATCGCGCTGAAGACCAACCACCACCACGCTGAACACTTCAGGAATTTTGACTACATCGCCCACCCCGATCGCCAGACCCTAAACATCGAGAATGGCGTGGTTATCGTCTTCAGTGACGCGCATTTCTGGCCGGGGATCGACACCACGGCGTATCTCGCCCTCCTCAAATTCATCCGCAAACTGAAGCCGGTCGCGATCGTCAACAACGGCGACTGCTTCGACGGCGCGTCCATCAGCCGTCACCCCCGCATCGGTTGGCAGCAGCGACCGTCCGTGGTGCAGGAACTGAAGGCTTGCCAGGATCACCTGGCCGCGATCGAGAAGGTCGCCGGCATCGCCAAGCTGATCTGGCCGCTGGGCAACCACGATGCGCGGTTCGAAAACAAATTGTCCGCGCACGCCGGAGAGTTTGAGGGCGTCGAGGGGTTCGGGTTTGCGAGCCACTTCCCCAAGTGGCAGACGTGCTGGTCGCTCTGGATCAACGGTGACGTGGTCATCAAGCATCGGTTCAAGGGCGGCGTCCACGCCACGCACAACAACACCCTGTGGTCAGGCAAGACGATGGTGACGGGGCATCTCCATAGCCTGAAGGTCACGCCATTCGATGACTACGACGGCACGCGCTGGGGTGTGGACACAGGCACACTGGCAGAGCCAAGCGGGCCGCAGTTCTCCGACTATCTGGAACACAACCCCACCAACTGGCGATCGGGGTTCATCGTGTTAACCTTCAAAGACGGAGAATTGCTGTGGCCGGAGGTGGTCCGCGTCGTTAAGGAAGGCGTTGATTTCAGGGGCGAATTGTTTAAGATTGAGAAATAACAAATCCCCGCGGTGCCGGTTCCTCCTCCCCCGGCATCACAACTAGCCCCGCTCTCCCTCCAGAGCGGGGCTTTTTCTTGCGCGCATCAGGATCTGGTCCGCCGTGGCGGTGGCCGCAGCCGTTGCCGCTTCCTCAACGAGGTGGGCGTAACGCTTGGTGGTCTGCGTGGACTTGTGGCCCAGCAGTTCCCCGATCTGCGCCAGGGACAGACCGGCGGACATGGCCGCAGACGCGAAGCTGTGGCGCAGATCGTGCATCCGGAGATCCGGGCACCCGGCCTCCGTTCGGATGCGCTCCCACAGCTTCTGGGGCGTGAGGATGCCGGTGATGGTGCCGCTCGTGCGCGGCAGGCGGGCCAGCACGTCCATTGCAGGCTCTGGCAGATAGACTTGCTTCTCGCCCGTCTTGCTGTCTGGGAGATGGATCACGTTACCCTTGATCCAGTCCCAGCGCGCAGACGCGATCTCGCCCTTGCGCGCCCCGGTGAGGATCAGGAGGTACAGGAACGCCACGCTGGCCGGGTTGTCGCCCGCCTCCCGGTCGAGGATCTCGGCGATGCGCGCCGTCTCCTCGCCTGACATATACCGCCGGCGCTTGGTCTCCTTGTACCGCTTCACGCCCCGCACCGGGCTGCGGTCGAGCCACTCCAGAGGGCGGCAGGCGTAGCCAAACATCGCGGACACGAAGGCCAGCACGCGGTTGGCTTCGATCGGCGTTCCGGCCATCGCTTCGTGCATGTCGGCAATCATGGGAAAGGTAACATCCTTGATCTTCAGCCGGCCAAGGCGTGGCTCGACGTGCTGGTTCCACTGCCGCTCATAGGTCTTACTACTTTTGATACGGGAGGCGTGCCGTTGGTAGTACTCCTTCCAGAGATCGGCCACGGTGGGTTTGGCTCGCTCCTCGGCGCGGGCGGCGGATGGGTCACGGCCCGCCGCCACTTCGGCCAGCATCTCCTGCGCGACCTTGCGCGCCTGAGCCAGCGTGATCTGGCCGTGGTTGCCCAGCTTCGGCTTGCGCTGCTGGCCGGCCTTGGTGCGGTAAAAGAGGTAGAACCCCTTGCTTTCGGGGAAGCAGCGCAGATGCAGCCCGCGCACCGTCGCGTCCCGCAGCACGTCGCCCGGTTGAGCCGCCTTGATGTTCTTCTCGTTGAGTTCCATTGCACCCTCCCGCTGGTCGCGCACTGGTCGCAACGGTCAGTGAAATGCGGTGGCCGTTGCAGACCGTAACAATCTGATATTGTTATGTGTGATGATGCAGGGTGATGTCAATATATCCAATCAACAAAGACTGTTAATCAGGCGGATGCGGTGTTCTGCCGCAGCGCCTGCTGCTCGTAAGCCGCCACCTCGTCCATCGGATACAAGACCTTCTTCCCGATCTTCATAAACTTCGGCCCCTCACCGCGCAGCCGCCAGTTGGCGAGGGTGCCGGTCGAGATCCGCAGCCGGCGGGCCAGTTCCTGCGGGGTCATGTAGATGTGGTTATCCATGTTCACTCCAATCATAGGGACCGCCGATATAGCTTTCCCAATCTTCACGCAGGATCTCGATGCCGGGATTGTGCATCGCGTAGGTTGAGTCATCAGGGTTCACCTGCTTCTTGACCTTGATGTAGCTGGGCGCTGCCTTGCGCAGCAAGGGGAAGAAATTTTTCTTGTTGGGCAGGCGAGATCGGATCTGCCGCTGCTTGACCCAGTTGAAGAACGCCTCGCGCACCCGCTTGGGGCAGACATATTCAGGCAGCGCCGTCTCGAACGTAGCGCCCACCAGTTCGTCCTCCGCGAGGCAATCCAGCCACCACTCGTAGAGCGGCTCAAGGCTCTGGTGCTTCTGATGGGTCAGCGCCACGGTCTTCGGCACGCCGTTAACGTCGAAGGTGCTGAGATCGATCTCCATGAGGTAGCGCAGAAGATACGAGTAGCCGCCCGCCTCCATGCCAAGGCGCATGTCCTCAAAGAAACGGCGGTCCTGCTTGCGCCCGTCGCCTACGTCGAAGACGGCAAAGCGCCGCTCGTCCACGCTGGCAGGAACCAGCCACTCCTCGTTGCCCAGGATCGCCACGCGGGTGAGGTTGTCCACGCGGTAGGGTTCCATCCCCTTGCGCTCGATGACGTGTTCAGTACCGGTGATGAGACCCTTCAGCCGACCCTCCGCACGCTTGTCGCCGGCCCACGATGCCTCATCCAGAACGAAGAACAGGTTGCTTTCCAGGTGGCTGTTGAAGTTGGACAGGAGGTAGCGATCGCTGTCAGCCACCATGAAGTGCGTGCCGACCAGAGCGCCGACGCGCTCAACGCAGGCGTTCTTGCCGACGCCCTTCTCGCCCTTGAACACCAGAGCCGTCAGCGGCTTGACGCCGGGGTACTGGATCAGGTGGGCGAAGAACCCGGTCAGCCAGCGCGCCTGCTCCTCGTTGCGCCGGCAGACGTTCTCAAGAAGGTGTTCGCGGAAGGCGTCCACGGTGGGGTGGTTCGACGTGTCCGCCGGCTCATACTTGAAGCCGCGCCACAGGTTGTAGAAGCGCGCTGAAATCTGGTTCAGCGGGCTGAACACGACCCGGTCGTATTCCCTGCGCCGTGGATCTTCCATCCAGAACTTGCTGATCGGCGCGGTCTTCTTGCCGACCGTCATCGTCTTGTTGGCAAACCATGAATGCATCTCGGACGGGGACAGGCGCAGCGTGTCGAACCGACCGTGGTGGTCGGTGGTCTCCTGAATGATGAACGCGCCCGCCTTGATGAATGCGTACTCGATGTTGACGCGCTCGACCGGATGACCCGGCTCGTCGCCGCCATCCTCTTCGTCCTTGGTCTCGACCTTGTCGAAGACCGCCTCCGGCGCGCGGCTGCCGGCAGGCTCGCGACCATAGCGGTAGGCGTTACGGACCTTGGCTTTCAACTCAGCCAGCGGCCACGGCGGCTCGCACTTCTCGTTCCAGTGCGCCGCCATCAGGTCGAAGGCGGTGGCTTCGTCGCATCCCAGGTCTTTCAGGGCGGCGGCGACCTTGAACGTGGTCGCATCGCCGCCCTGCCCCTCAACCGCTACGGGAGCCTGGGCCAGATAAACCAGAGCGCGATGATTTGCACGATGACTTGAAACACCGCCCAGAGAACCAGAAAGATCAGGACGTGGTCCTGCGTCAGTTCCCAGTTTCTCCACCAGCCAAGTCGGGGCCTTCGCAATCGGTAGCGCATTAGCGCGATAGATACGCCCGTTGATTTCGCTGGCGGGGCCGACGATGTAGCCGCCACGCGATCGGATGTCGATCCCTCCTCCCAGCTTGTTGACTCCCTGCCTGACGGGAACATCGGTGAGATAAACAAGGTGCCTTCCCCCGCTGGGGGTGGATTGTTCGAAGGTTGCCGGGAATCCGTAGCCTTCAAGTTCGAGAGTAAGGATCGAATGCTCGCCATTGTTCTGTCCCTTCGTGTCAACGTCTACAACCAGCAGCGCCTTGTCATCGCCATACCGTGATGTACTGATGCCGATGTTCCGGGTTTCATCCACGAACCACCGCTTGATCTGATCCTCGTCGCGCGTGGCGCGGTTCGGAAAGTCCGTGATCGCCGGCAACTTCTCGTTCGGCTTGCACGGGAAGACATGAAAACCACGCGCTGCGAGTTCGAGCGCGATTGCCAATCTGCTCATTTGCGATACCTGAACCCCCGCCAGCCTTCTGCGGCCAGCGGCAAATCGTTGGCCCATGCGGGCGGTGTTGAAACCAGCGCCTCGATCTTCTTCAGCGTGTCGGAGGGCGCACCTTCCGGCACCTCGACCACGATCTCGTCGTGGACGTGCATCACTGTGTTGTAGCCGGCCTCCTCCAGGCGCAGCATCGCGTCGGCCAACAGATCGCGCGCGACAGCCTGCGTGACGTTCTCTGCGAGAGACCCGCCATATGTGGAGGTTTCCTCCCACTGGTTGGCGATGTTGACGGCGTGGAAGTGCAGCGCGTTTCGCTGCTCGCCCCACGGCGTGTCGGTGGCGCGCGTGACGGGATACGGGTAGCAGAGAACGCGACCGCTCGGCAGCTTGCACCAGAGGAAGCTGCCATCCTTCTTGAAGGTGACTTCCCGCCCCTTGGGGCCGGCGCTCCGCGCCGCGCCGTGGTCGAGATCCACGGCGTCGATCGCCGCCGTCTCAAGGCTGTTCCAGTATTTGACGATGGCCGGATGCGCCAACCGCCACTTGCTCTTGATCTCGTCAGCCTTCTTGTCATCCACGGTGACGCCGTAGACCCGCGCCATGCTCTGGAACGCGCCGACGCCGCCGCCGAACCCCAGCGCCAGCACGGCCACCTTGCCGATCTGCCGCTCGTCTTTGCTCACTTTGTCGATCGGCTTGTTGTAGATGCCGGCGGCTGCGTGTTCGTAAATCTTGCCGTGCGTCCGGAAGATGCCGAGAACCTTCTCCTCCCCGGCCAGCCACGCCAGAACGCGGGCTTCGACCGCGCTGAAATCGACCGAGATCAGGTGGTAGCCTGGCGCGGCGGTTATCATCCCGCGCACGCAATCCGCCATCGCGTCGAGGACCGGGCCGTAGGTCATGTCAAGCAAATCGCGATCGCTTAACATATCAATCATCTCATGTACGTTTTCCGGCGTTATTCCAACACGAGGGCGCGGCAAGTTACCGGGCTGGATGCCACGGTGCGCCCAGCGCCCCGTCGTTGCGCCGTGGTACTGGAAGCAGCCACGCACCCGGCCATCAGCCGACGCCCGATCGCGCATGGCGGTCAGCTTCGCCGTCGAGGACTTCGCCGCCTCGCGGCGCAGCCGCAGCGCCTCGCCAACCACCGGCGGCAGGCTCTCGTCGTTCAGCGCGTCGATCACGTCGCGCTTGGCGACACCGTCGATCTGCACGCCCTGCTCGCGCACCCACTTCACAAGCGCCTGCGTCTCGGTGCAGCGCGCCACCGCCATATCGGTCAGCGCACCCATCTCGGCATCAAGGCGCTGCTTCTCGGCGTTGACCAGCTTGACCGCCTTCTTGATCGACGGCAGATCCACGCGCACGCCACGACCGTTTATCTTCTGATCGAGCCGCCAGACGCGGGCTTCGTAAGGCGACAGCCGCATCAGGCGCTTGTCAAGTTCGCGCTCGACCTCCACGTCCTGGCGGCAGTAGTCGTAGAGCCGCTCGAACTTCTCCGGGTTGTCGCCGTAGGTCCAGAACGTGCCGTCCGTCTTTGGCCGCGCGAGTTGCAGCATGACGCGGCTGCCGGCCATGTCCTTGCTCTCGTCAATGCCAAGTGCTGGCGCTGCCTTCTCAAGGCTCGCCGGCAGGCCCATGGCGTAGGCTTGCGCCATCGTGCAGCGGATCTGCTCCGGTCGCAGTTCCGGCCAACCGTAGCGGGGAACGCAGACCTTGTTCCAGATCGCCAACTCAAACGCCGCGTTGTGAGCCACGACCTCGCGGCCCATCAGCACATGCTGCATGAGTTCGGTGAAGTCGGTGTGCGCGCTGCCGACATCGGCGCAGAGGTTCACTTCGTCATCGTCAAACGCAAAGCCCAGGCAATGCACACCCGTGCTGGGATGACTTGCGTAATTGTCGAGGCCAACCGCTGGCAGTTCAGCCTGAGAATAGGTTTCGAAATCGAGATGTAAAATTGTCACTTTCCATCCAAACAATACTCGCTCCACCAACCAACCAACTGGTTGTGCTTCGCTCTCAAATCCTCGTACTTCCCAATGTCCTCCACATACTGCGTCGTCACCTCCCGCAACGTCTTTGCGGGCGGCTGACCCGGCAGCGACAACGGTGCCGCCGGGGTCAACAAGCTACTTGGAGGGGTTGGACAACTGCCCCTCACGGAACTGCTGCAAGACGCCAGCAACATCGTCAGGCAGATTGCAGTCAGGGTTTTCCGGCACATGCTGCACGATCGTCCTGGTTATGGTTTTTACCCGCTCGACCACCTTGTCTTTCCGGTCATCGAGTTCACGCTGTAGGCGCACGCGCTCCCGCTCGCCATTGACCCGCTTCACCGTCTCGTCGCGCAGTCGATCTGCGAGGACCGAAGCCCTCGCAGCGTCGATGCGCCAGCCGTTGGCAACCCAGCCGCCATAAGCGACGGCCAGAAGGACCAGAACGACGGCGGCAGTCCTGAGAGACGGCACCGGGTTAACCCTGCGCGGGCGGCTTCGGCGGCTGGTTCTTGAACCACGACCACCCGACCGCGACCGCGGCCATCACACCGCCCACCAGCGTCTCCACCGTTCCGGCGTCGGCGATGCCCTTGGCGACGAGCCAGCCTGCCCCCAGCGTGAGGAAGTGGCGGATCATCGAAAAGATAAAATCCTGAGTGACCATGTTAACTCTCCTTCTTGCGGCGGGCTTTGCCGCGTTGTGATTTTCGCACGAATCGCTTCACCCGGCGAGGGGGGTCCACGTCACAATGGTTAATGCACGCCTCAACATAATCCCGCATGTCCCGCAGGACACGCTCGGGGACCGCAACACCTTCACGACGCAGTGTTGCAATCGTCCACTGCTCCGCCTCGTATTCCTGCTTGGCGAGGCTGTCCGTCGCGCCGCCGGTGTAGAGGTCACGCATCTTCTGGCTGCACGCCTCGCCATCCGTGAAGTGACGAAGCCAGAAGTGCGCGCATTCGTGGAGGTAGTAGGCCAGTCCTTCGATGGTGTCTGGCCTTGGCACGAGCATCTCTTCCCTTAGAAGGCATGCGTGTGCCGGGGCCAGGACCACCTTGCCATTCCGCCGGCGCTTGAACCGCACCTTGATGAATGGCGGGGTGTAACGGCGCGCGATTTCTTGGAACCGCGCGGACATTTCACTTCTTCCCCTGCATCAGCTTGGACGCCTTCACCCCGATCTCGTAGAGGTAGCCGTCCAGTTCCGTGCCGGTTTTCCCACGCGCTTGCACGAACACTTCACACGGTACCGTCCACTCGCCGGTGTGGTCCTGTATGAACCCAACGGAGACCGCGAACGGACCCACTTGCTCAGTGACGCAGAGGCGGCGCTGGGGAAGGTCAATCATGTTTTATTCCTGCTGCCATGAGTTTGAGTTTCAACCCACGTTCAAACTCTTCGATGTACATTTTCGCCTTCTTGAACCAGCTACGGTGCGCCGTTGCGCGTGCCAGAACCGTGTTGCAACTTTTGCAGAGCAGACCGCGCACAGCGAATTTCATGCCGTGGGCTTCTTCTGTTTGGTGGCAGTGGTCAACCGACAACGACATTGTTACGCCCTTTCTTTTTATTTTTTCTGGCCGCTCGCAGATGGCACAGACACCTTTCTGTTTCAGCAAATAATCTTGGTGCTGCGACGGCGTTAAGTCGTACAAACATTTGCGAACAAGGTTGCGCTTCCGTTCGCGATACGCAGGATCTGCCCTGCGCTTGCGCTGCCGTTCGCGCTCCCGTTCGCGCTCCCGTTCGCGATGCGCAGGATCTGCCCTGCGCTTGCGCTGCCGTTCGCGCTGCCGTTCGCGCTCCCGTTCGCGATACGCAGGATCTGCCAGGCGCTTGCGATTATATTCGCGGAAGTATTCCCGCGTGCGCAGCCGCTTAAGTTCTTCCCGGCTCATTTCGAAGCCGGGAAGACCGTCAAACAGGGTATGGTTCTCCCCGTCCATTAGCCGAACACATCCTCTGCCGTGTCGGCGGTCTCGACCTTGGTGAAGACCTTGCTGGCCGGCATGCGGCCACCGCCGATCGGGTCATCGTCGTGCATCTTCTGCACGTTCTCCAGACCGAACGCGACGCCACGGTTGCCGCTGGCTTCATAGGCGTAAGGCCGCACCTGTGCGCGGAACCAAGCGCCCGAATACACCTCGCTCTCGTCGATGATGTCGTTCAGGTTCTTGTCCACGAGGCCAGGGCGGCGGTCCTCGTTGGCGCTGAACGTCATGACCACCGCGTCATCCGGAATGCCGGGGATCGGGTTGTCGAGTTCCTCGTTCAAGCGGAACGGCGAGCGCAGGTTCTTCGGCGGGTTCTTGCCCCACTTCTCGGCCACGATCGCAGCCGCTGCCTTCTTCAATTCGGAGACGTCGGTATCCGGCATGAACACGGCGCGCACGGAGAATTTCTTCTTCGCGTCCGGGTTCTCGCGGGGAGCAGACGGGCGGAACAGACCGCAAAAGGCTGCACGAAATGTCGGTGTAACAATCTTGCTCATTTCAAATAGTCCTCGTCAAAAAATGCCGTTTTGGCGGCGTCATTGGACCGGGCGGTCCAATCGGTTGGCTCAAGCTGCCAGTCCTTCAGGGCCGGGTTGAGTTCAATGCTGAGATCGTCAAGGCTACCGCGCAGGAAGACCAACTGCTTGAGAAGATCCGCTGCGGCCTCGCACTTCTCCTTGATCTTGTCTTCAAGCGCCTGGTCGCGGCTGTAGTTGACGGTGGTGATCCGCTTGTGTGGCGGCACGCGCCAGAAAGCGTGCATCTGGGGCGGGTCCCATTTGCAGAGTTCTGGCGGCGTATCCACCCCGACATAAACGATCTCCCACCGGGGCAGGTCGTAAAGCATCATGTAGCCGCGCGCCTGCCACTCGTACTCAGGCTTGTCGCCCTCTTCAGCGGTCAGCGGCAGCGTCTCCAAAGACCACGGGCTTTTGATGTCGACGCCGTGCGTGTCGGTGACGATGTCCGCCTCGCCGGTGATCCACTCGTTGGTCTTGCGCTCGTCGTTCTTGGTGTAGCTGGTGCCGCGCACGCGGTTCAGAAGGTCGATCGACATCTGCTCCACGGCGAGACCCTTGGAAACGTATTTGTTACTGATGGAGAACTCGACACCGTACACGATCTGCTTCGCCATCTTGAGGATGGCGCTCTTCGCCGTCTCGGACAGAACCTCGCCTTTCTTGCGTGGTTCTCCCATGATGAGGTGGAGTGAGGAGCAGCGAAACTTCACTGGCCGCACTCCTTCAGGAAGTCGGCGTAGCGCGCCGGGTTCAGGTCGCTGATGCGGCTGGCGTCAAACTTCTTCAGCAACTCCGCGCTCGCCGGCACGCCTTGCTTGCGTGAGAAGCTGTGAAGGGCTGCGCGCATATCGTCCACGGTCAGCACGGGGCCGGTGGGTTCCGGCTCGGCGGCGGGGGGTACTGGTGTGGCTTCGGGTTCCGGGGCCGGCGCTTCCGGCTCGGGCGTCTCGACCACCTTCAGGTGGTCGCTCTTCTTCTTGCGCCGCTTGGCTTCCTGCGGCTGCGGCTGGGGGTCGGTGTCGATCGTCTCCTCGTTGAGATCGATCGGGTTCTGCGCCTGCTCGTCCATCAACCGAACCACGTTCTTCAGCAGCCAAAGGTCGAAATACGTCATGTTGTCGGTATTAATTTCGAATTTCACGATGATCTCCCGTTACGTTGTGATAACGGCAATGATTAGCAGGGGCTTCGCCTTAGTCAAGCACTTTTGCGATGTCGCGTGATTTTTTCGCAACCACCCGCATCACTTGCTCGTCCACCGTGTCGGCGCAGACAAAAAACCGGCAGCGCACCTTCTCGACCTGGCCAATCCGGTGAACCCGCATCGCCGCCTGGGCGTTGTCCGCCGGCACCCATGACGCCTCAAGGAACGCCACCTCATGCGCGGCGGTCAGGGTGATGCCGGTCCCCGCAGCCACCACCTGGCCCACAAAGACGCGGCAGTGCTTGTCCTTCTGGAACATGTCGATGTGGCGCTGCCGCTTCTCGGGTGGCGTACCACCAAACAGCGTAACAGCGCCGAACTTGCGGAACCGCTGCCGGGTCTGCTCGATCACCTGTGCGTGCACCGCGAACAGCACGATCTTCGCGTACTGGTTGGTCTTCAGTTCCTCTTCGATGATGTCCAAACAGGCGTTCAGCTTGGCGAGGCCAATGTAGCGCCTGAGAGTGCTGGTGCTCTTCGCGTAACTCTCGATCAGCCGCAGCGCGTCGAGTGAGTTGTAGTGGCTGGATTGCTGGATCGCGTTGAGGCTTTTGGCGAGGGTCTGGTTCTGCTCGTTGAGTTGATCCAGAAACATCGCCACCGCCTTGCCGGGGTTGCGGTCAAGCTGCGCCCAGTTCTCGTAAAACCAGGGATCAACCTCCACGTCATTTTTGGGGACGGTAATCTCGTGGAATACGATCGGGGGTAATTGAACGGCCACTTCCTCTTTCCTCCTGCGTAACATGATCTGCGATAGCTGCTGGCGCAGCGCCGGGATGGCTTCCTGCTTGGTCCCCGTGATCTGGTAGCCCCAATTCCCCTCGAACCCGTCGCAGTACTGGAACACGAAGTCATAGTAGCTGCGCGTCTCCACACCGGCTGACTTCAGGTGGGTGTAGAGTTCGCTGGGGTTGTTGGGCATGGGCGTGCCACTGAGACGCCACACGTAGCGGGCTGAGTGAGCGATGCCGGGGTGCTTGTTGTGACCATAGATGGCTTTGGTCCGCTTGGCGGTGCGCTCCTTCAGGTACTGCGCCTCATCAAGGATCAGGGCGCACCATTGGCGGTCCTTCAGTTGCTTGCGCAGCTTCTCGTTGCCGGCGATCAGGTCATAAGAGACCACGTTGATGCCGGGTTGGGGCGCGACCTTGCCGGTCTCGATCAGGGTGATCGGGCGGGTCTGCGTGCTGAAGCGCGCGAACTCGCGCGTCCAGTTCACGCGGACGGAAGCCGGACAGACCACCAGGATATTGGTGGCGTTGATGTGGTCGCACGCGGCAATGGCTTGGGCGCTCTTGCCAAGGCCCATCTCATCGGCCAGCAGGGCGTGCGGCTTCGTTGACAGCCACCGCGCGCCTTCCGTCTGGTACGGGAAGAGGTCGGTCACTGCCCGGTCTGCCGCCTTTGGATCTCGCGGTTCAGGTAGAACTGCGCTTTCTTGAGATCCTCCAGAGCTTCACCCTTCAGGTCTGCGCGCCAAACATACTTAATGACGTTGCCCAGATTGAACCCGAAATGCTCGGTGATCTGGATCGCCTCCACACCGCTTGGGTGCTGGGTGTAGTGCGCGGGGTTGTTGACGCGGTCGGTCTTCCCCATCGGCATGTAGGCTTTGCGGTTCTCTTCGAGGTAGTGCGCGGGGTTGTTGACGCGGTCTGTCTTCTTCATGCGGTTTCCTTCTCGTTTTCGAGGCCAGCGCCAAACAGCGCAATGAGAGCGGCCTCCGCCAGGCCGTCGGCATTGGCTTTGGCGAAGCGGTCGGCATAGAGGGGCCATATTCGCGCTGCCAAGGCGCGTGAGCGGGCTTTGGTCTCGGAGGTGGTCTGGTCAGGGGCGGAGCGGCCAAGGCCCACGCCTGCCTTCCAGCGAGGCGCAGAGACCGTATGCAGGGTCAGGCCCAGGCATTGGACCACGCCATGGATCACGCCGGTGTTGAGGCCGAACGTGAATTGGTTCGCCTGGCGGGGGCGGCTGACCACGAACTCGATGTAGGCTGTGCGGCAGCGGGTGGCGTCGATCAGGTTGGCGAGGGCGGGGGCGTCGATCGCGGTGCTGACCTTGGTTTTGACGATCGGGATCGGGTGGACGGCGATCAGGTCAAACTCGGGGCTGACCACGGCGATGCCGCCGCTAAAGCCAGGATCTATGCCGATAAGATTGGTGGGGTAGGTCATTCCTTGGCCTCCAGTGCTTTGCGTGCGGCTTCAATCTCTGGGACGGTGACAACCCTCGTTCGCATGGTTCCTTCTGCCGGGTCATGTGCGCCGCGCCATGTCTCAAGTTTTGCGAAAGGCACCAGTGCCGCCTTCAGGCGGTCGCGCTCCTCAGTCAGCACCTCGACGTCGCGGCAATATTCCTGAAGGTCGATGCGGCTTTGCTCTATCTCTCTTGCCGCTCGAAGCGCGTGGTGTTTCCACACGCTGATGGGTAACGATGTGCCTTCAATCTTGCGCAGCATTTTGACGATGTCTTTGTCACTCATCCCTTGTCCTCCAGCGCTTCGCGCAGGGCGGCAATAAGAACCTGCTGATTTTCGTCATCCATATGAACTTGACTATCCAGCCACTCAGCCACGGCAGCGATGGCTGCGCGGGCTTGCGTGGCATCAACGCGAACCATCACGCTAGCCAGACACCCGGTTTCCTTTGTGCATACACAAGTTGGCGCGTTTCGATTGAAACATATCGCCCGCGCCACTTCCTCAACGAGATCGTTACTCATTCATCCACCCCCATTGGCATGTAGGCTTTGCGGTTCGCTTCGAGCGGCTGAAGGGTGTTGCCGTCCCAGCGGTTAGTCTCGGGAACCCAGTCTTCGGGCCTGAGAAGGACGCCGTGGCTGCGCGCGAGTTCCTTGATGCGCTCCACCTTGGCAGTCGGGATCAGACCATCAGAGCCATACGGGCGAGAGTATTGCCAGCGGTAGACGCTGATCCTTGAGATGTTGAGAAGGCGGCTCAACGCGGCTTCACCACCAAAGCGGGCGATGACTTTTGCGGCCTGGTTGTACTTGGGCCGGCCATAGAGGCCGGTGTTGCGGGGTTTGGGCATTTTGGGTGGCCTCCGTTCTTGATCGGGTTTTGATTCGGCTGGAGCGTAACAATGAGTTTCGATTAACGCAACGGGTAAAATTGAGGGGTGCGGGGGCGAAATGGTTGATTTTGATGTGGCGCATTGCGGCCATTGTCAGGGCGTTTGCGTCCGGGGATTGATGTTGGAGATGGGCGGGGGCCACGGGAATGGCGGTTTTGCGCCATTGGAGGGGGGTTTTTCTAACATTCTAGCATCTCAGAAACGGATTTAGAGGGGTTAAGCCTTTGATATTGTTGAGGTTTCTGTGTTTTCTAACGTTTCTAACATCGCGGCCAAATCCTTATATATACGGGGTATACGTAACATGGGGGTATATATACCTATATATTATATATTATTATTATTATTAGAGAAAAGAGAAAGATAGAAATAGGGTACTAAGCCATTGATTTATATGGGTTTTCGGTTTCTATTTTCGAAACAGAGGAAATAGAGATGTTAGAGGATCGGGGGCGGCCCTCACCGCGTTTGGATGTGTTTCGCTAAAATTTGAGCGGTTACGTTAACGCAATCTTAGGACGTTGGTGTTAGGGTTGTTGCGCGCCGAGAGGGGCGCTTCAATTGAGAGGAGGCTATTGCGATGAGATTGTCGGATAGGATTGCGGTTTTGCTGAGCGTTGTTGTTAACACAATGTTGATGGTCGGGCTGATCCTGATCGTTGGGGGTGTTGTATGATCCGGGTGCGCCGCGTTGAGAGTGAGCCGGGTCGGGTGTTGCGTCGCCCGAAGTATGGCTGGGGGCGTCGATCTTGGGAGGTGTGGCTCGAACTGTTCTGGCTCGTGGCCCTGGGCGTCGGCGTCGTTGCCTTCGCTGACTGGGCGCGAGCGGTGTGGGAGACCACGATAGGCTAGCGGGGGTACTGCTCAGTTTGTTACTTTTTGGGGGTCGGCTGTAAGGGTCGGCCCCCTTTTTCGTTTTGGGGCGTGGCGAGTGTCGCCCGGAATTTTGGGCGTGGCGAGTGGCCGGCTTGTGAGGCCGGCCCCGGGGCTTGGTCTGATGCGGCGAGTGTCAGGGGAAAGTGTACAGGGGCGTTGCGCTTGTCCGGTGCGCGAGTGCTGCCCCTTCCCGCGTGGCGATATGAACCAGGGCGTAACCAGGCGCGACACGCTCCAAGTAAAAGCCTAGGCGGAGGCGCGCGCACCATAGGACCAAGCGAATGGTGCGGTCAGGGTCGCGGGAAAAGAGGATTGCGGTTTGGCGGCGCATCACACCATCCCCCACATGCGTTGCGCCTCGCGCCACACTTTGCGCCGCGCCCCTTCCTCAGTCATCCCGGCAACGCTGAATTGCCCGGTTCCCAATATCTGGCGATAGCTACCTGTAATCATGCCTGTTACGTTAGACCGTTCGTCCTCAAACAATCCGTTGCCGCTATCGTTTGTGTATAGCGTCACGTCGTGGCGCTTAAACCGAAACTGTCTCATGTCTAACCCTCCCAACAATCTAGCTTGCGCAGTATGGCGCGGCATTTCGCAAACTCTTCCAGGTAGTTCATGGTAGGACGCCCGCGCTTTATGTCAGTGCGTATCGCTTCCATCGCGTCGCATATGGCGCGGTCAATCAAGCGCGCCTCGTCGCGCGTTAGTTTTATTGTGAGCATGTCAGCCCCTCCCTCTTGGCCTGATGATACTTTCAATGTCTTGTGGGTAATTTTTCCGGGCAATGCTGGCGCTCTTGGCGACATAATAATCTTCGCCGCAATGCACCACGGCGATTTCCGCCCCCGTGGCGAGTGCAAGGGCCAGGGCGTGGCGCTTCGCTTGTTCGTACGTCATCAAATCAAGCGCGGTTTCTGGGTCGGTCATGGTCAGCCCTCTGCACGCTTCACGATGCCGGCAACGTTGCCTGAAAGGGCCTCGACGCGGTAATGACCAAAGCCTAAACGCTTCAACGTTACGCCTTGTGCGCCCTTGCGCCATGCGCGCAACAGGTGAGCTGTGTACTCGCGCGGATCATTGCCTGCGAATTGAGGCTCCCCCTCAAAATAAAAAGTGTATCGCGTTTTCATGTTCTATCCCTCCTTAAATCCGTACGTGGTCAATGCGCCCGTTGTAGTAAACCGTTTCATGTCGTGGCGCGCGTCCATCGATCTTAAGCCGTCCGCATTGACAATCGTTGAACGGGCACAGCTTGCGCATTGCCGCGCGCCATGCCCGGATCGAAACTTTCTGGTACGCGGGCGGCCCGGAAATGTGCCCCCCGCCGTAAACGTCTAACGCACGCAGAACGGCGGTAGTGTCGTGAAAATCATTTGTCAGCGTGATTTTGCTCATATCTATCCCTCCAATTTGCTGCCCAAAATTTTGGGCGTGGTTACTGCTCAGTCTGTCTGTTTTTTGGGTGCCAGGTTTAGGCTGGCACGCCCCGCGCGCGAAGCAAGCGCACGATACGCTCGACTGTGGCGGGTGTGCCCTTGATGTGCCCAGCGAGTACTGTCTCGACGCCTCGCGTGTAATCCGTAATCTGTGATTCGCAATATAACGTTGCGCCATTGTGCGCGCGCTCGACGTGCGTCACATACCCTAACTCGCTGATAAACGTCCAAAGGTCGCAGGCATCATACAGATAGCCTTTATCGTCCGTGTCGCCTGCGTCGAGGTCTTCGTACGTCCAATTCTCATACGTGATTGAAAGCGGCATGTTCTATCCCTCCTGTTGTCCCGCGTTAATGCAGGGTTAGGCGCGCGCCTAGCACGCGCCATGCGCTACATTAAGCGGCCGCGATTGCACTCGCGGCTTTCTTTGACGCACCATGTGCCGGAAACCCGACAATCACGTTACGGTCGCGAACCGCGCAAAGCTTGCACGCCGCGCACGACGTGTCTTTGTACGTTGCAGGACACACAGCAATCGTGCGCCCTTCAGGCGTGGCAAGTGTGCGCGTCGCGTTACCGTCAACGCTAGCAGGTAGCACCGTGACCACGGGAGCGATATTGAGCGCGGCCAAGCGGTCCGCGTGTGCCGGATTATTCGCCGACAGATTGATTGTGAATCCGCGCGTATTAGCGTCTGCAATGGCGCGCGCATTGTCCGGAGTGGGCGAGTAATGGGTGTAGGTGAACCCGCGCTTGCCCGTGTTCGCGACAACAAGAGCGTCAAGTGCGCCTCGGTCAATCTTCACGCGGTTTCCGGGCAAATCGCCCGCCTGATTATGCCTCCACAGTATGCCTTGCGGCAATGCGGCAATGGCTTGCGTGAAATCGCGCCACGTAACTCCGGTCTTACCCTCTGTCACAGCTTTCCAGTGAATAGCCAAAGGACCGCCTTTAGCATAACAGCCCTTGCCCGCGAGCGGACAATTCGAGGGACATGTTTCTTGCGTTGTTGTGCTGACCGGGATCGGTCCGGTCTTTTCGTTGCGTGATTTGTGTGTCAGGTGAACGCGATAATTGTTTGTCATGGCAATATGTCCCTGTTTCTGTGTTTCGATAATCACAATGCGTTAGGCGCGGTCAAATAAGGCCCGCACGCTTCCAAGCCGCGATGCATTCCGCGGAGGCATCCTGCGAGACGCTGAATAGCGTTTGCATGTCGCGCTCATATTCCGCGACAAGCGCCGCGCTCAATGCTGGCGAACCATATTCGTCGCCGCGTGTGTCGGGGTTAAACCCTATACCGAGAATTGAAACCCATTTGTCGGTGATTTGTATCGCGTTCATATCGTGTCCCTCCTTCAATTTGACATTGCGCGGGTAATGGCGCGGGTAACGGCGCGGACGTAGCAAGCTATGACGAGGCGTTGCGCAAACAATATCGCCGTGCCTGCCGTGTCCGCCCCGACATCAGGAATGTCGGCATACGTGATGCAGTCGACCGCCGAATGAAGCCCGACACAATAACCGCCCATTTCTTCAGTAATCAGGATAAAGCGGTCGCCAATTTGCATTTGATACGCGTACACGTTCCCGCCTTGGTGAGTGAGCGGAAAGCCTGCTTCAGCGAATTGGTTTTTCATGGTCTAATCCTCCCGCAGCGCCGTCGCTGCCTGAGTAACAACATAGCCATGTGTTACGATAAACGCAACACCCCTGAGTTAAGTTGTCGCACCCTATGTGCTAACCCATTGATGTTACGTCGGATTTGCGCGTTTTCCTGGCACGTATTATCGTATTGTGATGGCCCAAACACCCAAAGAACGCGCGCGGAAAGCTATCGAGGCGATAGCCAACGGATCAACGCTCAAATCAGCGCTTGCAGATGCTAGCCTGTCAGGATCGACGCTGAACGCTATCCTGTCAGGTGATCGAGAATTGGCTCTTGCTTACGGTCGCGCACTAGAAATTCGCGCTGATTTGTACGCGGATGAGATCATCGTGATCGCGGATGATGAGAACAAGGACCCGCACCGTGCGCGCAATCAAATCGGTGCAAGGCAATGGGTCGCGAGCAAGCATAACGCGAGGCGTTACGGCGAGCGAATAGACCTCAACGTCACTCAGACAATTGATATTGGTTCGACGCTCGCCGAAGCACGCGCGCGTATTCCGCGTCCAGTGAGCGACCAGCTAACGATTGAGCACGCAGAAACACAAGCGATTCCGCAGAAAATCACGCTAGAGCCCAGCGATAACTAATCGCTCGCCGGCAGGGGGGTACCCCCTCGAATCGCAGGAGGGGGGAGGGGGGCGGGGGTACCCCCGGAAATTCCTGGCTCGCGGTATTCTCGGGGGCGTCACGCCCGGAAATTTTTTATAAAATAAAAATCAGGAAGTTGTTACGGTAACAAGGAGCCACAATGTTTCAGGTCGAGTTCACCCAGAGCAGCGAAACCCAGACGCTGGGTTACGCCACCCTCGCCGCCGCAATGGACGCAGCCGAGAAGATCTTCCGATCGGAGTCAGTGCGCGTGGTAACAGTCACCGACGCCACCAACCCGGACGAGCCGATCGTCGCCGCGAGTTGGTCGCGTGGCTAAACAACAGCCCCTCTACGACGCCCAGTCAGAGCAACGGCTCATGGTGGATCTGTGGTCCCCGCAGATCCACGCATCCCCGCTCAATTTTGCCCTCTATGCGTTTCCGTGGGGCAAGAAAAACACCCCCCTTGAGCAATACAATGGGCCGCGCGGGTGGCAGAAAGAGACGCTCCAGGAGATGGAGCGGCACATCAAGGCCAACGAACTCCGCGCGGCGAACCGCTCCCTCATGGAGATGTGGCGCTCTGCCGACGCCTCCGGACGAGGCATTGGCAAATCCGCCCTCGTCTCGATGCTCACCCTATGGTTCATGAGTACCCGGCTGGGCAGCACCACGATCGTAACGGCCAACACCGAGCAGCAGTTACGGTCCCGCACCATGGCGGAGATCGGCAAGTGGACCGCACTCGCGATCAACTCCCACTGGTGGGAAGTTAACGCGATGTCCCTGCGCCCAGCCGAGTGGTTTGGTGAAGCCGTCAAACGGGATCTTAAGATCGACCTTGGTTACTGGTACGCTTCGGCCCAGTTGTGGTCGGAAGAGAACCCGGACGCTTTTGCCGGCATCCACAATCACGCTGGTGTGATGCTGATCTTCGACGAGGCGTCGGGCATTCCCCGCCCCATCTGGACGGTTTCCGAGGGCTTCTTCACCGAGCCGATCCCTGATCGTTATTGGTTCGTGTTCTCTAACCCGCGCCGAAATTCCGGTCCTTTCTTTGAGTGCTTCCACAAGGACCGTAACTTCTGGAAGTGCCGCAACATCGACAGCCGCACGGTTGAGGGGACGGACCGAGGCACGTTCGACAAGATCATCGCACAGTATGGCGATGACAGCGACGAAGCCCGCGTTGAGGTGAAGGGTGAGTTCCCGAACAAGGGCGCGAACCAGTTCATCGGCAAGGACCTGGCGTACTCAGCCGCCACCCGCGAAGCCATCCCCGACGTTGGCGCTCCCTTGGTGATGGGGGTGGACGTGGCCCGCTTTGGCGAGGACCGCAGCGTCATCGCCTTCCGCAAGGGCCGCGACGCCCGGGTCATTCCATGGTTGGCCTACAAGTCGATCGACACCGTACAGCTTGCGACGATCGTGGCCGAGCAGGCGCAGAAGCACAACGTCAACGCGATCTTCGTGGACGGCAACGGGGTTGGCGGGGGCGTGGTCGATAACCTGAAGGCGTGGGGATACAAGGTGATCGAGGTGCAGATGGGGTCATCCCCCACCGACGCGGACACGTACTACAACAAGCGCGTGGAGATATGGGGCCGGCTGCGGGAGTGGCTGGGAACGGGGGCGATCCCCGAGAACTCCGAGTTGCAGACCGACCTCATCAGCCCGGAGTACCGCTACCACCCGACGAGCAACAAGGTGCAGCTGGAGAGCAAGGACGAGATGAAGCGGCGCGGGCTGGCGAGTCCGGACCACGCCGAGGCGCTGGCGCTGACGTTTGCGCAGCCAGTGGCGCGGCTGAACGCGGCGCATGGCCGTGGAAATGCGGTGACCCGTAACCGCGTTGCGCGGGATCTGGATTATGAGGTATTGTGATTTGAGCAATTCAGCCGGAGTAACACGATGTCGTTCATAGGCAAGGCGGTCAGAAGCATTGGCCGCGCGATCGGTTTGGTGCCGAGCAAGAAGGCGTCCACGCCCCCGCCAGCCCCCGATGCGCCGACGATGAAGGATGTCGGGGCCGAGACCACGAAGGCGGCTCTGGCCGCGATGATGGGTGGCCGAACGTCCACGATTTTGACGGGTGGCGATGGCGAGGAGCAGGACAAGCTGAAGACCTCAAAAGTGCTGCTGGGGGGTTAGCCATGTCGATGAGAACTGCGACTGGCCGCGCGTTCATGCAGTCCCAGCGGCAGTCCATGATGCAGCGTTTCCCGAAGATTGCCGAGCGGATGAAGCCGTTCTGGGATGCCTATGACAAGAAGTTTGGCGTTCAGTCACCGGATGGCGGCGGGACGCCGGCAGCGCCAGCAGCGCCTACCTCGTTAGGTGCTGGCCCGCCTCCTTTGCCGCAGGCTGGCGGCAGAACCTCGAAGACACTGTTGGGGATGTAAATGCCCGAAACGATGCCGCTGATGGCGGAAAAGACAACGTCACCGTTTGGTGAGTTGCCGCCACGCAAGAAGGACGATGCATCAAGCGATCCGCAGGAGAGGCAGAGGATTGCCGGCGAACTCCTGCGCGAGTTCGTGGTGCTGGAAAGCCGGCGCGGCATCTGGGAGCGGCATTGGGAAGAGGTGGCGCGCAAGGTGCTGCCCTACTACTCGACCAGTTTCTACCAGCAAGGCAATATGGTTCCTGGTGCCAAGCGCAACCAGGAAATGTACGACGTAACGGCGAACGCCGCGCTCTGGAAGTTCAGCGCGGCGATGGAGTCGATGCTGACGCCGGCCAACAACAAGTGGCACCGGCTGCGCCATCCGGACCAGAACCTGATGCGCCGCCGCGACGTTCAGTTGTGGTTCGACCAGATCAACGACTCGATGTTCTATTACAGGTACGCCGCGCAGTCGGGGTATCACGCGAACCAGCACGATGGTTACGTGAGCCTTGGCGCGTTTGGCACGTCCTGCCTGTTCACGGACGAGTTCCAGAACCCGCTCGACCCCCGGATGAAGGGCCTGCGC